AATCCAGTCACGATCCCAAACAACTGCTCGCCGATCTCGGCCAGCAGGGTATCGTAGCTCACGGTCAATTCGACTGGGGCAGGCATGGGATGCTCCGAACCGCCGGCGCGGCTGACGTATGAAGCCAACCGCGCCAGAGGCTACACGATTTTACATCATTTGCGCCGCGCCCCACCAATCCATCTTCAGGGTCAGCGCGGCGTCTCCGGCGACGTCCTTGATGCCGATGACGGGGGCCATCGGGACGGAGCTTGTCGGGAACGTGGCCGCAGCGATTTCCGCCGCAGTCAGCCGCGCGGGGGCGATCGTTCCGCCGGGCATGGCACCGTTGACGTAATACTCCACCGTCCGTGGGTGTGCTCGATACCGGAAGCCGAGCTTCACGTAGGTAGCCGCGACCGCCGTGTGGAGCGAATCGAGCTTCGTCTTCGTGCTGCCGTCCTGGGCAGTCTGTGAAGCGGCTTTGTAGCAGCCGTCCCACGCCGCGCCTTCAGCCGACAAGTGCTGGAAGCCGACCCCTGCGAACGTCGAGGCCAGGAGGCCCGTCGTGTCCGCGAAGATTTTGTCGGTGATGCCGGCACCATTCGAGGAATCGGCCAGTGCCAGCCCGGCAAAGATCGACCACTTCGCAGCGGTGATCGCGGAGACCGCGAACCGACACTCGAAGACGAGATCCTTGTGGACGTTGAATTCGAACGGAGCAGAGATTCCACGGCCCCACTGGAGGACAACTTCGTCGTTGGCCGCGTTGCCGTCGATCGCCAACTGAATAATCCCCTTCTCGGTCGCGGTGTCCACGATCTGCTCGACCGTACATCCGGTGCCAATCAGCTTCAGGTACGGAGAGATCAGGGTCGTCGTCGGCACCGTGAAGAAGTTGTCGAAGAACCCGAACGACGGATTGCCGCTCGCGTCAGGTGCGCTCGATCCGCCGGGGAGAAACAGCGATGGCGAGGCGAATCCCCTCCACAGCCGTCCCGAGGGCAGCCGCGAGTCGAAGTCTTCAAAAGTCGTATTCATCGTTCAGTCCTTTTCAAAAGTGGTCCCAGCCAAGGGTGGGCATTGTCCCTAAGTGAAGCAAAAAATGGGGGCTCCTATTTTCCGTCGCTGCCCCCGTGCGACGCTACGATCGTACCTCAAGGGTACGATTAGGCAGTTTCAGTTACGGTTTCCGTGCAGTAGCCGCGGAAGTTGGCTCGGCGGTTGAAGCATACCAACTGAACCGAGTCGTCCATGCAGCGGACGCGGACGTTGCTCATGTCCGGGTGCTGGAACGCCTTCCGCTTCCGCATGACTCGGCCGGCGGCTCGGTAACACTTGAACGTGCTCCAGTTGACACCCAGGATGATACCATCCGTGCGGGCGTTCACGCTGGAAGCGTTCGTCCAGGCCGGAACCCAGTTCATCGGCACGCCACGAATGTAAACCGACCCGGAGTGGGCGGCCATGTCGTCGCCGATGTTGTCGTTGCCCAATTGGAGCAAGCGACGGCCAGCGGCGAGGCGACTGTGCGTGGTCAGCAATTCCCAATTCGGCTTGCCCTGGGAAACGATGTCCGGCCGTTGCACCGGCGGCTCGAATTGGCAGAGGTCCATCGAGTTGATGGTCTTCTCCACGAAATCGTCGCGATCGACAACCGTGTAAGGGAAGGTGCGATTCTTCCACTGATCGTAGGTCGCGCAGGAAATGCCGCCGACGCCGTTCGATCCCCAGCCAAGGGGCTCGCAGCCGTCGAAGCCTTCTTCCGAGTTGTTCTCGGTCGTGCTGTCATCGGTGGCAGTAATCCACCAGAGCAGCGACACGGGCGGAAACGGGGATTGCGTCGGGCTCGACGGCCCAGGCCCGAACATCAGGTCTTCCATGCCGGTGTAGAACGACGTCATGAGGTCTCTTTCGAGACTTTCCATGTAGTCGTAAATCTGCCGGCCACCCGTGCGGAAGATTTCTTCGTCGATGTCGTAGTGATAGTTGTTGGTCGTGAGACCCCACTTCAGCGAACCTTCGCTGAGGACGTTCACGCGATCCGACGAATCCCGATGGTAGAGACCGACGACTTGGAAGTTGTCGTTGGTGTTTACCTTCAGCTTCCACTTGCACTGCGACGTTGACATCGTATCTTTTGCAAGATTCTTGTCGAACAGCCGCGAGGCATACTTGTAACTTTGCAGCGGCAGGGAAATATCCTGCGCCGCCATTTTCTCCTCACCAGCGAATTTCTGGTGAATGGAATTGACGAAATCGTCAATTTGTTCGATTCCGAGAGCCATGTGCCGACGTCCTTATTTCAAGCCCGCTCCATCTCCTTGTAGAGACGGTCGGCTGCGTCCCTGGGGTCTTCCCGAGGATCTTGCGGACGGGTTACCCCTCCGCCTTGCCGGCCGTTGCTCTGACGGGTGATTTTGCGAGTGTGGTTTTTGAGTTCTTTTTTGCTGAGGTCATCCGCGAACACCATCCGGGCGACGCGACTGACCAACAATTCCGAGAGATCCGTGGGACGCCCTAGCTGCGCCAGGCCGAGCATCTGAGCCTTGACGGCCACATGCAGGTCTTTGCGTCGCTGGAGCTGCTTGGCGTCTTCTCCGTCGGACTTACCGAACAAGTCGGTGTGCCCGAGGGAATCCACCAAGCTATCGAAGTGCTTCTCTTCCGCCCTGGCGTCGGCTTCATGGAAACGCGATTCCAGTGCTTCAAGTCGCGTCTCGTAGTGGTCACGCAGTTTCGTGAACTCATCCACGAGTGCTTCGTCGTAAACATCCTTGCTCAACGCGATCTCGTACTGGCCTTCCCTCACGGGCTTGGCCTCGGGCTCTGGCTTCTTCTTGAACTGACCCTTTTCGTTGCGGTCAGACTCGCCTTCCTCCGGTTTGTCCGTTTCGGCTAACGCCTTGCGGCCAGATTCCAGTGCTCGTTTGTCAAGAAGTCGCAGCGCCCTCTCTAACTCCTCGCGGCTGGCGAAATCGGCAAGCTCCGACTCCTCGATACCATACGCGGCCACCTCGCCTTTAAGGTCGTCATCCAGCCATTCGCGGCCTTCCTCGACTTCCTTCTCGGCGGACTCTTCACCATCGTCGGACTTTTTCTCGACGGTTGGTTTGATTTCTCTATGTTCGTTGTCGGCGTGCTCGGCGGTGATCTGTGCGTCACCCTTCTCTCCGGCCCGCTCTGCTTCCACTTCCTTTGAAACCTGCTCGACGTAGGTTTCGATGTCGTCGGAAGTGGATTGTTCGGTAAGTTCTTCGAGTGCCATATCAGGCCCTTTGTGCGTTAGCCGGGTAAATAGTTTTGTACTGCTTATGACGCTTGAATTTGCCGTCTTCAGAGTACCACTCGGAGAACGTGAGCGTTCCGCCGACCCCTCGCTCGGCTTTGCAACGGCAGGGCCCTTCGTGGCCTTTCTCGCGAACGCAGGTGCCGTCGTGGAATCCGTGCTTGATTCCGCACTTATCCATCCGAGTACCCCCCATCAGAATCGACCAGTCCTCTTACCGCAAGCAATTCCTTCCGTCCCCGCCGACTGGTGATCTCCAGTTGCCCGCTGTCCTTCACGGACACGCCTTGAATGTTGTGCTGCTTAATTACGTTCCGCAGTTCAGGGACCTGCGACTTCAGGCATCCAATGCCATCCGAGAGGAGCGGGTCGTGCGCGCGGTAAGTGTTCGACGTCATCGGGGGCGCGTCGAGCCAGTCGGACCTCTTGCCGGAACGAAATTCCTCCGGCGAGACTTCCTTGCCGTTGACGAAGTATTTCATGTGAGACACCCTCCCCGATGCCAACTCACTTCCAAGACGCTCACGACTCCGGGCATTGCCCTCGCAAGATCCAGGGCTTGCTCCAGGTTCTCCGCGCGAACGGTGCGCCACTCGTACTTCCAGCCTTCGAGTCGGACGTAGCAGTATGCTTCGCTCATGCTGGCCTCCGCGTCATGGCTGTCTTCTGCTGTCCGTTCAGTTGCGAACTTCCTCCGCCCAGCAACGACTGTATTAGTGAATTGGACCTGTTTTCAGCCGTCCCGCCGGTCGAGACGTTCCTGCGGACGGTCTCACGGGAAGTGACAGGCGATTGTCGCACCGTATTCTCGTCACCGCCCTGCATCATGGCTGGGTTGGCGAACGTGATGAACCGCTTGAACTCGGGGCGGTTCTTCAGTCGTGCGATTTCATCCACGATCGCTTCCGCGTCGAGCGTGGCACCGGACGCCTGAAACATCGGCCACAGCGGAGCAATCTGTTGGAGAACTTGGAATAGCTCTTGAAGTTTCTGCTCGGGAGTTTTGAAGACCATCGAGTAGGGCTCAACCTTGAACTCGTAGTCTTCAAACGCACCCACACGGCGATCCGGCGTCCAGTTACTTGAGACACGGATTCCACTGTTTCCAACGGGGATCGACGACTGAAGCTCAAGGGTCTGGTCCTCCCACATCAACCTTCCGAGGTCGAGGATGCAGTCCGAAGCAAACCCGACCACGGACATTCGCATGTCAGCGACGTTGCGCGACAGATTGCCCATCACCAGTTCTTCCTGGCCCAGCGTGGAAGCCTGCGGCCCGAGGCCGCCCATCGCTTGCAGGTT